TGTCATCACAAATACGTGAAGGAATTACGGATTGAAAATACCAATAATAGTTTGTAAGGTTCATATGTCTTTATACATATGTTTTATCTTAATTTAAATAGAGAGTAAAGAGAAATTAAAAGAATTGATCTAGATCAATTATGAAACCGTTACAGTATTGGTTCCACTTACAGTAAATTTAGCTATTTGTGTACAACCTGGTGCAGGATTTATAGTATTTGTACCGGGAGATACTGACACTGTAACAGCACTTGGAAATCTTAAATAAACAATTCCTGATCCACCGTTAGTCTTTCCTGGTGAACTACCTCCACCACCTCCACCACCACCTCCGGTGTTAACAGTTCCATTTGCACATCCAGCTCCACCACCACCAGCTCCACCAGCTCCTGGTGAACCACTTGGTGCTCTTTCACCACCTCCACCACCACCAGCGTATGTCACAGCTGCTCCTGAAATTGAATTTGGTTTACCAGCTCCACCTGGTCCAGCATTTGGAGATCCAGCAGCATTTGCTCCACCACCTCCACCACCTCTACTGTTAGGAGAAGATCCTCCAGGGGATCCTGTTCCTCCATTATTTCCTTGTGGTCCTCCTAAAGATGCAGCTATCGGAGGAGTATTTCCAGATCCAGCAGTTGAATTTTGAGCACCAGCACCACCACCAGAACCTCCAGGGGCTCCAGCATAACCGACAGGTCCTCCGCCACCACCACCTGTAGCAGTTCGTGTAGCACATGCATACACTACTGAAGAGTCACTTCCATTACCATTAGTTGCTGCTTGACTACAACCTGCTCCTGTTCCACCTGCTCCTACAATTACATTATAAGTTGCTGCATTAAAAGTTATACCTGCGGCACAAGGATTACTATAAGAAGTTAGATAACCTCCAGCTCCTCCACCACCGGCTCCGTCTCCAGCTCCTCCAAATCCGCCGCCACCACCGCCGCCAACAATTAAGAAATCTGTTGTAGCTTCTACCCAAGTTGATCCATCTGGCCATGTTCCTTTTTGCCTGGCTGCCATTTGACTTTGCATTGACCACACACCACTTGCCTTGTTTAATTCTCTTACTATTACTACACCAGGTCCGCCACTTCCTGAACAATCATTAGATGGTCCACCACCTGCTGATCCTCCGCCGCCACCAGTATTTGCTGTACCTGGAGTTCCTGCGCCTGGTCTTGTTCCACCAGCTCCACCACCTTGTGTTGCTGTTCCACCTGCTACTCCTGGAGAGTCACTTCCTGATCCTCCACCACCAGCAACTGCAGTTATTGGAGAAGGAAAACATGCTGGAACACAAACTCCTGTTCCACCATTTCCACCTGGTCCACTATTATCTTGACCACCAGCACCGCCAGCTCCGCCACCACCATATAAATATCCTGAACTTCCACTAGGGTATCCACCACCTGGATTTCCTTGAGGAGGTGTTACTGAAGGTACATTACCTGCTCCACCTGGTTTAGTTGATAAACCTCCACCACCTGATCCACCATCTTTTACAGAAGAAGGAGCGCAAGAAGCATATACTCCTGCACCACCACCCGCTGATTGATAACATGCACTTACTATATTTGAAACGTTTCCTACATTTCCATTTGCTCCTGGTCCTGGTACTTTATTACCTCCACCACCAACAACTACTGGAACACCTGCTCCAGCACCTACAGGTATATTGTCAATTGTTCTAACACCACCAGCTCCACCACCGCCACCTCTATCAGAAGATCCTGATCCACCACCACCAACTACAAAAGCTTTAACAAGTTGAGTTCCTGGTTGTGTAGTATGACATCCTGTGGCTGTAACAGTTGTAACTTTACACTTCCCGAAAGAAGTTTTATTTGTTTTACCGATTATACCGCCATTTGCTCTGGCCATGTCTTAAGTCTCCTATTCGGACACCCAAGCTGTGCCATTCCAATTATATTTGGTAGGTGTTTCCGATTCGTCGTTTGATTTTGTTGCTTCCCAACCTTTAGTGTTGTCAGCTTGATATTTTGTATCGTTCCAAGAAATGTTATATCTAACATCTCCTTCTTCTGTAACTGTTGGATAAGTTATTGGTGCTTGCCAATCATCATTTCCATCTAATGCCCAAGATGCAAAAGGTTGTGGTGATAAAAATTTATCTTTTGCAGAGTCATATACATAACCTTTACCGCAATATTGTTTTCTAAAATTATTATTGTAAGAAGTTTGTTTCCAGCTTCCACCTTTAAAGAAATTTGAACACCATGTTTCTCCATCAACATGCATGTCATTTTCTCCAAGAGTTGAGCCGCCTGCAGCAATATCATTGCCTACAACAACAACTCTTTCAACTACTTGATGAGTATCTGATGTAAATCCTGTTGGATCTACTTTTGATTTTAATTCTGCGAAATGTGCCATAATTTATACTCCTTAAATTTATATTTTATATTTCAATCTTAACTAATTGTCAACGCCCCTGTTATTACTGGTATTTATAACGAATCATTACAATACCTGGACC